GACCACGAGAAGCAGATTAAGGACGCACTCATTGATTACATATCAGACCTTGAGGTTGGCACCAAGATAATCGCGTCTCGCCTGTACACGCCAATCAACTCCGTGGATGGGTTCGAAATCAACTCGGTACAGGTGGCAAAGAAGGCTGGCACTTTGGCGAACGAAGTGATCTTGCAGCCGTTCGAGAGGCCGTCACTCATTGCCGCCGACATTGAAATCCAGGTGGTGCCGTAATGCCGACATTCAAGCAAGATATGGCGCTGTCTCTGGTGCTTAATCAGATGACAGAGTCACCAAACTATCAGGCGATAATCAGGGCCATTGCGCGCACGTATGACGACCAAGACGAGGTGTTGCAGTACATTGGAAGCCTTGACGTGTACACCGCGCGAGGAGTTTGGCTTGACCTTATCGGCTCGATAGTCGGCATCAGTAGGCGCGTCAATGTGGAGCTGAAGTATAAATACTTCGGGTACAGTGACCTAAACGCATTGTCTGCTGGATATGGTGTTGGCCAGTACTGGTACTATGGGGCACCATCAGACACATCAAGCCTGCTTGGTGATGACGAGTATCGCAGGGTGATACTTGCCAAGGCAGCCCAGAACGCCGGTGATTGCAGCCATCCGTCCGTCGTACAGGTTATGCAAAACGTTCTCGGCACCCAGTCCGTTCTCAGCTTCAATGGCGGTAACGGTAATATCGATATGCTTGTAGAGGGGTCAATAAGCGAAAACATGATCGCCCTCATTAAAGCTGGTAAAATATTGCCAACGGCGGCGGGAGTTGGGCTTAGGATGCTGCTTCAATATGACAGCGCTAAGTCATTCGGATACTCAAACCTTAAACAGAACGCAAAAGGTTACGGCGTAGGCGCATACCCAAAGAGGATTATCTAACATGGCAAAGCCAGCAACTCCATTAGTGTGGGCGAGCGGAAAGACGTTTTCATTCCAGCCAAACAGCCAACAACAGGCTGAAGGATATGACTATTTACAGGCGCTCAGGCAGGGGGTGCCAATCACTGACGACCACGACTTTCCTTTTAATCAAATCACGACTGGCCTGAAGTGGGTGATGGATCAGCTACCTGATGGAGGAATTCAGTCCCTACTTACTGCTCTTCTACCAAAACGGTCCTTCTCGCAAAGCGACTTTATTAGGATTCCTGATTCTCCAGGCGGACTACTTATACAATGGGGAACAACCACCAGCCTTGCTAACGGACAATCCACTG